CTATTCCTTATGAAATGCGAAACGCGCCACGACACGTCGTTGCCACGGCGCGGAAAACGGGCTCTCGACAACACCATGGCCGGTGTAGGCATGCACAAACGTCGGGTTTTCACCCACATCGCCCAAAATGCCCAGATGTTTGGCAACCGCCCCGTTACGCATACGGAACAGCACAACCTGACCTGGCACGTGCAGGCCATCGATGCGCTGCAAGTGCCGCTGTGCTGCGGCAAGCAGCACCTCTTGCCCCTGCGCCTCGTCCCAGTCCTGCGTATAGACCGGCACGTCCTGCGGTTCCGCGCCAAACATCTCGCGCCAAACCCCGCGGATCAGACCCAAACAATCGCACCCCACACCTTGCACGGAGGCCTGATGCAGATAGGGCGTCCCGATCCATTTTCGCGCGACAGTGATCGCCATCATTGCGTCAGGCTCCCGCCAGTATTTGGATCATTGGAGCGCGGCACACTCACCAGCCAGTCATCACCTGGAATGTCGGGGAAGCCTTGGAAATTCAGCATGTTCGCAAACTTCGCGCGGCACGTCTCGGCCCGTTTGTCACAGCCCGTCGTCAGCCTGACAGCGTCTCCAAGCATGACCCCATCCGGCAATGCCGACCAGCACGCAACCCGCAATCCCGCGCTCGCAACTCGACCCGCGCGCACAGCAACAGTCAATCCGGCAGCCGCCCCACTGTCGATCCGCAACGTGCCCTCATCAAACCAGTCGCTGTCATAGCCAATGACATCAACCACCAAGGCATTTGCACCATCGCGCGCGACCACCAAAGCTGTGGCCGTAAAAGCCGCATTGTTCAGATCAACACCACAAGCGGCATCCCCCAAAACGGCTGAACATTTGCGCAAATAGGATCGTCCTTGCGGCTGGTTCAAGCTTTCGGTCAAACCGCGCAATTCCGCCTGAAACGTGCCGGACTTTTGCGTGATCTCACCAATAGTGCCAACAAATTTCAATTGCCGCGCTGCCACATCATCCCAGCGCACTTGCCAAATCTTCACCGTCGCATCGTCATACCGACCCGCCGTAATATCGGCCTCGCGGATCGCAGCCGACTGGATCAATCCAACCGCTTCGGTGTTGTTCACGGACAAACCCGTCGACGACGCCAAGGCCTTGGCGCTCATCCCGCTTTCAGCAACAAATGTGATCCCGTCAAAACGCAATGACCTGTCATGATCGGTAAACCCCAACGTCGTGCCATCCAGCCGCGAAATGGCCCACGCCTGACAGACCTTGGTGTTGCCTGTCGCAAGATGCGCTTGAAGGTCTGCCGCACTCATGTGCGCACCTCCAACACCGGCACATCCGGCGCCTCGCCCGCCTCGAACGTGGCGAGAGATGTCTGAATAAGATCCGTATCAAACCGCACGGGCACATCAAATTCAAAGCCGGCTTTGATCACCGCCCCCACTGCCGGCGGCTGCAAAAACACAACCTGTCCCGTCGTCAGATCTAGCGTGAAATCAACCGCTGGCTGGACATCCACATCATCGACCGCGACGTGAACAGTCCCCCCCACTGGCTTGGTAATCGGCCGCACATAACTTTGCGCCCCCGACCCATAGGTCTTGGTCAGTTGAAACGTCGCTTGCGCCCCATCCCCTTGCCCGATGATCTGATCCAGACAGGTGACAGATGCCGAAGGCGCACACGACTTGTAATCGCCCCAGTCCTTCCATCTAAACCCGTTCAGCGGCCCCTGACGCGCTTCAAAAAAGGCGACGAGCTCTGCCAAATCGTCATGCGCCCGCAGCCCCATTCCGGCATTGTATCGCCTGCGCGAATGCGCCCATGGGCTGTTGCGTTCTTCATGACCATTGGCAAGCGTCACAATATCGGTCCGCCGCTCTGGTCCCCCCATCGCGCCAAAGCTCAGCGCCGCTGGAAATCGCACTTCGTGAAATGACATGTCTGGCCCTACCTATTGCGTTGCGCCCGCGCCATCAGACGCGACATTTGACTGGCAATCTGACTTTCGGAGCGTTGAAAACTTTGCGCGTCTTGGGTTTGGATATTCATCGTGACACTGACCGAAGTGCCGCCTGCTGCCTTCACCCCAAGCCGTCCATCTGCGCCGCGCGCCAGCGGCATGATCGCCTCTGGTCCCGCCTCGCCCATCAGGCCGGTGCCACCGCGCATCGGGAACGTCACGGGCGAACGCACAACACCGCCATTCGCAAAGGGCATCACCCGTCCCTGGCTGAACGCACCGCCATCGGCAAACGGCATCATGCCGCTCACAGCGTTGGTGACCCCATTTGCAAGCAAGCCCCCCAGATGCGACGTCACCGGATTGACAGCCGCGGCATAAACCGTGTCCGCCATCGACTTTGCAACGACGCCCAAGGCATCCGACAGCTTCATCCCATCGAGAAACACCCCGTCAAAGGCACGGCGTAATCCACCCGAAAACCCGCGCTCTAGGTTGCCAAGATCGCGTGTCGTCGCCACAAGGCTGTGCTGCACGCCCTGCAACTGCCCGTCGAAATTGCGCGCAACTTCGGCTGTATCACCTAACGTGCGTTCCAGCGCCGATACATCCGCATCCAGCGCCTCAATCTGATCTGTCTGATCCATCATCCAAGTCCTTTGCGTCAGGAAACTGCGCGATCAAGTCATCAAGCTTTGTCCGGTCCAGCGGCATCGCCTGCGCACCCGCACCCAACATCAGCGCCAGCTCCGCAGGCGTCAGCGCCCAGAACTGCGCAGGGTGAAGCCGCAAACCGTGGATTCCGGCCTTCATCAATCCCGCCCAATCAAACCGGCTCATGCGGCTGGCGAAAACGCGCGCACGAGCAGCGTAGCGGCAATCCGAGCGGCCCCCAGAGGCCCATCTGCAATCTCGGCGGTCAAAAGGTCATCCGACGTGCCCGTCCACCCGCCGCCGCGCAGCCCCGCAACAATCACCGCCATCACATCGCGGCCCGTATAGCCACCCGCCTCGAACCGCTGCACAAGTGCCACCATCGACCCGCCTGCCAGCCCCTCTTCCAGCTCGGCCAGCGCGCCCAACGTCAGCTTGCAAACATGCCGTTCGCCATTAATGACAACGGCCACCTCACCGGCCAGCGGGTTCGCCATTATGCAGCCTCGCTAAAGGTCAGCGCACTCGCCGACGCCAGCGACACCTCATAAGTCGCCTCGCCATTGTGGCTGCCTGCATACTCGATCGAGGTGATCTGAAACGCCCCCTCAATCGTGCCAAGCCCGGGTATAATCACCTGAAACTGCGGGATTTCACCGGCAAAAAAGATCGCGCGCACCCGTTTGCCCGTGGCCTCGTCCTTGAACACGCCAGAGCCGGACAGCGACGCCGTCTTTAACCCCGCATGTGGCAACAACTCGCGCCAGCCGCCCGTGCTTTCCAGTGATGTCACGTCTACGCTTTCCGCGTTGAAGTTGATCCGCGAGGCACGCAAACCTGCCACAGTCTGATAATCCCCCGCGCCGTCCATATCGATTTTGACCAACAGGTCCTTGCCATTCTGGGCCGCCATGATCGTCACTCCTTATTCAAAATTATCCGTCGCAAACGCGTGCGCGAAATGTCAGATCAATCCGGCGTTGATCGCCGGTTCCAACACGCGCAGCCGTCGCTTTGTAAAACCGCAAGTTCACCAAGGCGCCGCGCGCCAAAGTAAGATCAGCATCCACCAAGGCATCCGAAACACGCCCCGCCACATCCTTGGCCCCTGCAAAACCGGCCTGATCCGTCACGACCGAGATGACCAATTCATGCAAAGCACCGCCGCCTGACTGATCCGACGCGTCCTTCACCCGTTCGGGGCCAAGTGCCACATAAACCGGCGGCACAGCACCGGCAGGCAAAGCATCGAAAATCGCCGTCCCAACCAAACCGGCCAATGCCACATCCGTATGCAACCGCTGGAACACAGCCGCCTGAAGCGCCGACGAAACACCATAGCTCATGACGTCACCTCTTCCTCGGCGTGACAGGTCAGAAAACGCGCGCTGGAATCGCTCTCGGTCACAGCAATGATATTGAAAACCCGCGTATCCTCGCGGAACCGTTGGCCAGCATGCGGTCGCGCATCCGACCCCACAGGGGACGCCCGCACCAAAATCCGAAGCGGAATGACCGACCGTGGCAAACTGCTGTCCAGCCGCTCGCGCCCCGTGCCCGGTGTCACCTGCGCCCAATGAATGCCCAGCGCGGTCCAAACCGTCGTCAGACCACCGGCACCATCACTGGTCTGCACCGGATCCTCCAACACCAACCGCCGCCCCAACTTGGGAAACTTCATGATCCCGACCCCATCATGATCCGCACGGTGCGATAGCGTTCGATCAGGGCAGAAACACCATAAGGCAGGCTCGCCGTCGCACTTTCGTGCCGGTATTCGTAAAAATGCGCAGCCAGCATCATGACCGCCTGCGCCAAATCCGCTGGCAAATCCGTCCACGCCGGCCCGAAACCTGCACGCAAATCAGCGCGCACCGTGCCACCAACCGGAATGGCCGGCAGCACCCCCGTATGCGCAATCAGAACAGGGCGCTGCATGTCCGGCTCCAACGCAATACCATCCAGCGGCACAGTGGTTTCTTCGCCCATGCGATCCACCTGCGTCAGCGACAACAAGGCGCTGACCGGCGCCAAGGGCACAGGCTGGCGCTCGCGGTCCCGCCACGCGGCAATGCTCCAGCTGAAATCGCGCTGGATCAGCACCTTGCCCGTGCGCGCCTCGATCGCCGCCATAGCCGCCCGCAGAAACCCGACAAGGGTTTCGTCCTGCAACCCGTCATCTGAAAAACCAGAGCCCAAGCGCAAATGGTCCTTGAACCCGTTCACCGGCACCGCGTCCGACGGTATCGTGGTTAGTTCAACTAATCTCATGGACGTATCTCCGCATGGCTCTCAATGAAATTTACAAACTCGGGCGCACAACATCCCCGGCCTCGCGTCACTCGGACGGAACGGAAAGTAGCTGGAACACACGATGGCTAGCTTTGCCATGCGCCCGAAACGTGCCGCACACGCAGGTGCGCGGACACGCGACTGCTCAAGCTCAGCTGACGCTGAACTTCAGCAATTTGATCGCGGCATAGTCACTGACTGCACCGCCCACGCGCTTGGTGGCATAAAACAAAACATGCGGCTTGGCAGAGAACGGATCACGCAGAACACGCAAGTCAGGACGCTCGGCCACGGTGTAGCCTGTGCCAAAATCACCAAAGGCGATCGGCGTCGTATCCGTGCCTGCATCCGGCATATCTTCGGCAATCAACACCGCATAGCCCAGCAATCGCGCAGGCTCGCCCGCGGCCAGTCCATCAGACCACAAGAAACGACCATCAGCGTCCTTCAGCTTGCGCACGGCACCTGCCGTCTTGGAATTCATCACAAACGTGCCATTGGCGCGATATTGCGCGCCCAGCGCATAGACCAGATCAATGATCGCATCCGCACTGCCGATGTCACCATCAACGCCAGTCGCCACATACCCAAGGCTACCCCACGTCCACGACGCATCATCAACCGCTGGCGCATTCAAGAAACCGTTTGGTTTTTCAATACCGTCGCCACTGATAAACGCCGCCGCTTCAGAACGCGCGAACTTGTCCGCAATCCGCTGTGCCAACCACCCTTCAATATCGAACGCCGTGTCATCCAACAGACGCTGCGACGCTTTCGGCAAGGCCGACAATTCGTGCAGCGGAATGCTGATGCGGTCGATCTGCGGACTATCAGTCTCGGTCAACGGACCAGCCTCTGACGCCCAACCGGCACCCAGTTCGGTATGATCGACCAACACGTCAAACGACGTGGCATCGACCGTGACAACATTGGCAATTGCACGGATCGACGCGGTCGAACTCAACGTGCCTTGAATGGTCGTCGCGGTCTGCGGATCAACCAGATACCCACCATCCGCCGCAATCGCGGTCGACAGCGCCTTGCCCTCAAGCTCCAGCCCCCGCAGCGCGTCATCATCGCCCGAGCGCAAATAGGCGCCAAAGGCCTTCTGGTGTGGGGCGTCTTGATCTGCGGCCGCAGCCAACGCCGGGCGTTTCGCCATCATAGTCTTACGGTCAAGCTTGTTCATGCGATCTTCCTGTTTTTGCAAATCGGCCTGTATGCCGGTAGAGAAATTCTTGAAATCCATCAGAAATCCGCTGACTGCGGTTCTGAGCTCCTCGGCCGGAGACAAATCTTCCCCGGTCCGAGACTTCGTCTCGGTCATCTTCATGCTTCGTCCTCGATTAGGTGGTGTGACGGTCTGCCTTACGCGCCCGATAACGCCGCGCGCGCCTCGGCAAACACCGCCGCCATTTCGCGCAATGTCACACCCTCGGGCCCTTCGCCCTTCGCTGCCACACGCGCATCAGGAAGCATCGGGAACGTCACAAGCGACACCTCCCAAAGCTCCAACTCCGACAAAAGGCGTCCACCTTTGTCATCTTTCCGCGACTTCACAGTGCGATACCCGATGGACAAACCATCAATCGCACCCGCTTCGACCAAAGCCGCCGCCTCGCGCCCCTTCGAGACATCCGTCAGAATGCGCCCCTTCACCCAAAGGCCCGTCGCATCCTCACGCACTTCATCCCAAACCCCGATGGGTTGTGACGGGTCGTGCTGCCACAGCATCTTCACCTTGCTACCCGCCGCCTGCATCTTATCCAGCGACAACTTATAGGCCCCCTTGCCCACAATATCGCCGCCTTGATCCTTGCGCCCGAATATCGACGCATACCCCGAAATCACCTCGCCCTCGTCAACCTTCAGCTCGGCACCCGGTGGGCAGAATTTGTGTTCTAATGACATCTGTCTGATCCTCTCTCAGCCAACTTTCAGGAATTGTACGATCTCCAAAACAAGCAGCGCCGCAGCACCGCAAACGATCAACCAGATTTGCCACTCCAAACGACGCACCATCAGCTCGATCTTGCTTAATCGCAGGTCCACTTGCGCGAACCAAAAGTCCGTCACCGGATATGATGGCCGCACATGGCGCTGACCATCCAGTTCAACCACGCGATCATTCTTCTGCATCGCCCACCTCCAATGCCGGCAAACCCAGCAAATTGCGCTTTTCAGCGTCCGTCAAAAACGCAGCATCCGCCACGCGGCGCCACTGCGCATCCCGTTCAGACGACAGCGCTGGCACCTGATCCAGATCAGGGCGCAAATCCAGCCGCTCGCCGGAAAAATCGCTTAACCAATCCGCCAATGCACTTGTGATACGCGTCGCAAGTGGAAGAACCGTCAAACGATAGAACGCCCGGTTAGCTTCTTGGTAATTCGCGTAAGTGGCATCACCTGGAATACCCAACAACATCGGCGGCACACCAAACGCGCTGGCAATTTCCCGCGCTGCGGCTTCCTTGGTCTTCTGAAATTCCATGTCAGACGGGGAAAAGCCCATCGGTTTCCAGTCCAAACCGCCCTCTAACAACATCGGTCGACCCGCATTGCGCGCACCTTGATGTTGCGTCTCCATTTCGCTGACCAACCGGTCATATTGATCCTGCCCAAGCTGCGACTGCCCGTCGACACCGCGATAGACAATCGCACCCGATGGCCGCGCTGCATTATCGAGCAACGCCTTCGACCAGCGCGACGCGGCATTGTGCACATCAATCGCACTTGCCGCCGCTTGCAATGCCGAAAATCCGTAATGGTCATCATGTGGATGGAAACTCTTGACGTGACAGACCGGACTAACATCCCCCACATGGAACCGATGCTTCTTGGCACCAACCGCATATTCATAGGCAACCGGCCATCCATCCGTGCCAGGGATCAACCGCATCCGGTCCGACCGCAAGACATGCAGCTCGGCAGGCAAACCTTCGTCCGTCACAGCCTCGATATAGCCATTGCCCGTCAGCAGAACCTGACCATAAAGCGCCTCTAGCAACTCCGCACGGCCCTGCCCAAGGTTCGGACGCGCCAACAATTCTTGCACCGGATGCGTGTCATACCGCCGCTCGCGATCTTGAAACACCAATGGCAAAGCCGCCGCCGCTTCGGCAATCAGCTTCACCGCGCGATACCCGATCGGGTTGCCTACGAAACCGGACCGCGTCAGCGACACCACATCCCGCGGGGTCCAAGCCACACGACCTGACGTTGACCAAGCCACAACCGGCCCCGTGCTTGATGCCTTCTTCTCGACGGCACCCGCACTGTCTTTTGTTGACTTGCTCAAAAACTCAAACATCCAGATCTCCTTGCCCAGAACCCAATGCACGTCAGGGCGTGCGATCCATGAAAGCCAATATGCGCGCCATTCGCTAAGAACCGCTCACACCACCGCACGGTGCGCTACAGCGCCCGCATTTGCGGACTGCGATACCCGCGCGACGGCAAAACCATCAGATCATACAGCGCCCAGACAAGCGCATCGACACGGTCAGGGCTGCCTTTGCCCAGAAACCCCTTGGTCGACATCAGACACATCTGATCCTCCAGATCGCCCAAGCCCCGAACGTGATGGACACGCCCCTGCTCATACAATGCTGCCACAGGTTCCGCGCGCACGACCTTGCCTTTGCTGGCATGCACGGCTTTGTATGACACCAACGGGTCCACCTGCCGGATCATGGCTTCGACCATGTCACCGCCCTGATTGACCTCGGCCACCATGCGCGACGCCGAATGCCGCTCCATCGCGGCAACCGCAGCCTCCGCCCATTGATTGGGTGACGCGCACTCAACCGTCGCATCCTCCAAAACATAGGCCCGCCAGTCTTTCACCGGCCCATCCGTGACCGCCCCGACCACGACAATGCCACAGGCATCCGATCCCTTTTTGCCCGTCACAGGCGGATCAACCGCCACAACAACACGGCTCATCTTGGGCAAGTCCTGCGCTTCACACAGCGCCAGCTGCTCGTTCGTCCACAACGCGCCTTCAACGTCGGACAACAATATCCCTTCAAGCTCTTGTCGCCCCATCCGTGTCCCCGCAAATTTGTCCGTGATCTCTTCCAAAAACCCCGGCGCCAGATTTGCCGCGTTTTCCATCGTCGTCGCATGGGTCACCACCGTGCTGGCCCGCGCCAACAAATCCCGCAGCACCGGCACATTGGCGGGTGTCGTCGTCACAACCGACTGTGGGTTCACACCAAGGCGCATCCCGAACTGCAACATATCCCACGTCGCCTCGCCATTGCGCCACTTGCCCAATTCGTCGGCCCATGCGGCATCAAACTGCGGACCGCGCAAACTCTCTGGATCAGCGGCCGAGAATATCTGCGCCGTCGCACCATTGGGCCACAACAACATCCGCCGCCCCGCGATCCACGACGGCCGCATATCTTGCGGCGATATAGCCATGATCCCGCTTTCGCCGAAAATGGTCACCTCACGCGCCTGATCCAGCGTGTCGGCAACAATGGCGATCCGCCGCGCCAGACCTTGCGCAAACGGCGTCGGTCCCTCTGCTACGCTGCGCACCCACTCGGCGCCCGCACGGGTCTTACCCGCACCACGACCGCCCATAATCACCCACGTGCGCCAATCACCTGTCGGCGGCAATTGATGCGGCATCGCCCAAAACGCAAAGATGTATGGCAGCGCCAGTAACTGCTCAGTCGTCAGTTCCTTTAGAAATGTCTCCTGCTCCTCTGGCCCCAC